TATGGTTCTAAGGATATGGAAGAAGCAATTGAAGAAGCAGTAGAAGCTGCAATTGATGAAGGGTGTTAGAGATGGAAGACAGTAAAAAGAGTGGCATTGCAAAACAATGGGTTGGTTCTGATAAAGACCCAATCGTATATACTACATTCGAATATCTGTAATGAGGGATACCTTCTGGCAAACTATTGATCAATGGTCTACAGGTACGGATGAGTCAGCAATGTTTCATCAGTATGTACCAAACCATGAAGATATGCTTGCAGAGTGTATTGCATATAATGGTTACAATGACCAATCATCCAATAATATTGGTAGAGAAAGAAAAGAGTATGTTTGGTCTAAAGAAAAAAATGCGTTTGTCGAAACAGATCATATACACAGGTATTTTGCAACGCCAACAAAGGATCATTTTCCTGTTATATGCGAATTCTTAGAAAGTAATCAACATCAATATTTCAATTCACAGATTAGTATGATAAAACCCGGCGGTATTATTATTCCACATGTGCATAAAAAACGAGAGCAGTGGTTGTTTAATATGTCTCTTAACTTTCCGAATGAATGTAGGTTTGCAGTATATCCTACAGGGTTAATACCGTATCGTGCAGGTGATGTATACAAGTTGAGAGTTGAGAACTTTCATTCTGTGATAAACGAAAGTGATACGGATAGATACCATATTATGATGAAAACAAAAGAAACTATGCAGTCGTGGGGTAGGCTTTGATTTATACAGACGATTGGGCGTTTATTCATATTCCCAAGACGAGTGGATCAAACTTTAAAAAACGAGTGAATGGACAGACCCCAGATATTGAAGGCAAATGGATACCAGATTTGATGCACAATCCTGTGTCTTTCTGGGAGACTACCGAATATGTTCATGATCAATACATAACTATAGTTCGTAATCCTTATTCTCGCATGGTGAGTATCTATGAACACCTAAAAATTCGTAGAGGAATGAGTAGTACCTTTAAAGAGTTTGTTACTGGTCCTAAAAAGTTCTTTGATAATTGGGGATGGAATTGGCCACAGGTTCGGTGGATAGAAGGATCGGATAATGTAAAGGTTTTTAGAATGGAAGACCAGTTAAAAGATATGGAGAAATTTGTCGGGGTAGAATTTGCCTCTACGAATCACAATACGGGTTCATACTCAGATTGGAAGACATACTACACACCAGAACTGAAAGACTATGTGTATGATGTGTGGAATGAAGACTTTAAAATGTTTAATTATGGAGAAGAAGATGTTAGAGGTTATTGAGAACGGGTGTTCTCTATTTTATCTGGATACACTCAAGCATCATGCAATGCAGGCAGACACATGGCATATGAGGTATCCAAACAACAGTCCTAATAAACATCTCAAGATGGACATCATAGAGAATGAGGTTAAGCAGCCTCTTCTCGCTGGACTTGCAATGGGCCTACTGATACAGTTGTATTCTAAACGACAAGACTTGTTTCTTCCTGATGTGTCATACTGTGGTATCGGACTCAAGGATCGCCATAGATTAGATAATCCACACACTGATCATATTAAAGAGACTGATTATATCAAGATATTTGGTGTACTCAACAGTGATTGGAGTTCACAAGATGGTGGATTGTTTATGCATGGAGATCAGGCGATACCATGTGTTCCATGTTCGTTTGTTGTGTTTGATCCACGTATCACACACCATGCGTCTGAAATAATGTCAGATAAAAAACGATTGGGCATTGACTTTACAGTTAAAAGGGTGTAATATACTTATATGAATTTTTATACAAATGTACTTCAGTGGGGTAATCAACTTCTAGTTCGTGAGGTTAAGAATGGCCAGCGCATGAACTCTAAGGTGAGATATGAACCTACCTTATTTTCTCCTGTAAGAGAAGAAACGGGATACAAAACTCTTGATGGAAGTCATGTTCTACCTACGAAGTTTCATAGTATCAAGGATGCAAAGGAATTTGTTGATTCTTACAAGAGTCAGCCTGAACTAGTGTATGGGAATACACAATACCCTTACTGTTATATTTCAGATACATATAGGGGACAGATTGATTGGGATATGAGTGAGTTACTTATTGTCACAATTGATATAGAAACCAAATGCGAGTCAGGTTTTCCAGACCCAAGAGTTGCAGAAGAAGAGATGCTGTCAATCACAATCAAGAATCACCAGAACAAAAAGATCATGGTGTTCGGCGTTGGTAAATTTGTAACAGATCGTGATGACGTTACCTACGTTGAGTGCGAGAGTGAAGTGCATTTGTTCAAGGAGTTTCTAATATTCTGGGAAAATAATCTCCCAGATGTCATAACAGGCTGGAATACAGATTTTTTTGACGTTCCATTTATATGCAATCGTATCTTAAAATTATTTGGTGAGGATGAACTGAAACGTCTATCTCCTTGGGGCAGTGTCCAAGAAAGAGAAGTGTACAAGATGGGCCGTCACCACCAGACGTATAACATACAGGGTATTTCTTCACTTGACTATTTTGATCTGTATCGTAAGTTTACATATACTGCACAGGAGTCTTATCGACTAGACCACATTGCAAAGGTAGAACTGGGCGAGAGTAAAGACGGCAACCCATACGACACATTCCGTGAGTGGTATCAGAAAGATTTTCAATCGTTTATCGAATACAACATACAAGACGTTGAGATTGTCGATAAACTAGAAGACAAGATGAAACTGATCGAGCTATGCCTCACTATGGCATATGATGCCAAGGTCAATTATACTGATGTTCTAGGGTCAGTTAAGTATTGGGATATAATGATTTACAACCACCTAAGAGAGAAGAAGATAGTTATACCTCAGAAGGTGCATAGTGAGAAGCCAGATCAGTTTGAGGGTGCATATGTGAAAGACCCCCAAGTGGGTATGCACAAGTGGGTTATGTCGTTCGATTTGAACAGTTTGTACCCCCACCTCATAATGCAGTATAACATATCACCAGAAACACTAGTGCCAGGTTGTAAGAAGATGAATGGCCTGGTAGACAAGACTTTAGATGGTAAAGTTAAGAATGACACTGAGTATTGTATGACTCCTAATGGTGCGTTCTTTCGCAAGGATAAACGAGGGTTTCTGCCTGAGTTGATGGAGAACATGTACAATGACAGAGTTAAATATAAAAAACTTATGCTACAGGCTCAACAAGAATATGAGGATACGAAGGACAGGTCTCTTCTCAAGGATATCTCAAGATACAACAATATCCAAATGGCGAAGAAGATATCTCTTAATTCGGCGTATGGTGCTATTGGGAATAATTGGTTTCGCTATTTCGATCTTTTGGTCGCTACAGCAATTACAACGTCTGGTCAGTTATCCATTCGGTGGATCGAAAAAGCACTCAACATCTATCTTAACAAATTACTCAATACCAAACTGGAGGACTACGTTATTGCAAGCGATACGGATTCGGTATATATCACTTTTGAAAAGTTGGTTGATAGCGTGTTTGAGAAGGGAACAGATACTAAAAAGATCGTCAACTTCTTGGACACAGTTGCAAAAGAGAAGTTGGAACCTTTTATCAATAACAGTTATGAAGCACTTGCTAAGGAAATGAACGCATATGACCAGAAGATGGTTATGGCACGTGAGATTATCGCCGACAAAGCAATCTGGACAGCAAAAAAACGGTATATCCTCAACGTCTACGATAGTGAGGGTGTGAGGTATAGTGAACCAAAGTTGAAGATCATGGGCATAGAGGCAGTCAAGTCATCTACGCCTGCACCTTGTCGAGAGAAGATCAAACAGGCTCTCAAGATCATAATAAACGGTGATGAGAAAATGCTAAATACCTTTATACAGGATTTTAGAGAAGAGTTCATGACGTTATCACCAGAAGAGATTGCCTTTCCTCGTAGTTGTAATGGTATACAGAAATACTCTGGAGAGTCTAGTCTATATGCCAAGGGCGCTCCTATAGCGGTTAAAGGAGCAATATTGTACAATTATTTGATTCGTAAAAACAAACTATCTGGTCGCTATCCCTACATTCAAAATGGAGACAAGGTTCGGTTTGTCAATCTTAAACAACCCAACATATATCAGTCATCTGCATTTTCTTTTATAACGTCATTCCCAAAGGAACTTGACATTTTAGACAAAATTGACGCCGAAGTACAATTCACTAAGAGCTTCGTAGAACCCCTTAAATTTATTACTGATAAGATGAATTGGTTGATTGACGATAGTTATGGAACACAAGGCAATTTGGAGCAATTTTTCACATGAATGAGTTATATGATATATTAAAAGCAAGTGCAGATCAAACAGGATTGCCTATTATAAACAGTTCTCAATTTATTAGCTTAACAGAGAAATATGGTAAAATAGAATTTCGTAATGTCCTTGCAAAATATGTTGCTAAGGAAAAACCGGCATATCCTTTAAGAAAATTTAATGTAGAAAAAGTAATTAAAGTTTTTCATAAACTACAGAAAACAGATTGGATAGATTATATTGATTCTTCTGGTAATGAAATTATAGAAAAATATGACGATTTTATATATCCATATAATGAATATGGTTTGGGAGTTATTGATGGGCCCACCACATTTAATTATACAAGTGATTATTTTATGCATGATTTGCGTATGTCTTGTGGCTCATACGGATATTTATCTCCTGCTCAAGTTTGGGCCAGTGGAAATGAAAAGAAAATTTGGGCCTCTATTGGTGGGCTATGGCGAGGAGTTAATACTCCAAAAGACATAAGTGCAAGGAGTATAGTAGAAGTGTTGCGTCTTGGCACATATATAGCAACGCAATTTAAACCTATTGTTGCTAAAGTTATATATGAAATGTCTGAAGCAAAAATTATACTTGATACGTCTATGGGCTGGGGCGATAGGCTTACTGCATTTTATGCTTCTAATGCAACTCATTATATAGGCTGTGATCCAAATCCAAATACGTTTGAACGATATAAAAAGATGATTGCATTTTATGATAAACTTACAGGTGGTAAGAAAACCGTACAAATGTATAGATGCGGCGCAGAAGACTTGCCTTGGGACAAAATCAAGAATGTGGATTGTGCCTTTACTTCTCCGCCGTATTTTTCTACAGAAAGATATAACGAAGGTGGAGAACATGAGAAAGATCAATCTTGGTCAAAATATGATACATATGAAAAATGGAGAGACAATTTCTATCTACCCGTTGCAAAGAATAGTTTTAATTCTTTAAGTGATAACGGTGTTCTTATGGTTAATATATTTGATCCTAAAATACATGGCAAAAGATATCGTGCTAGTGATGATCTGGTGAATTCAATAAAAGATAATTTTATAGGACAAATTGGTATGAGGATTCGTCAACGCCCACAAGGCAAAGCAGTATTCTCTGATGAAGAGGGAAATTTTGATAAAAATGCATTAAATGTATTTATGAATAAAACATTTATAGAAAATGTTTGGTATTTTGGAAAGAACAAAAACAAGGACATATTTCAACATACAAAAAGAGGCACATTAGAGGATTTTTTAAATTGATACATGTAGAAGATTGCCGAGAAACACTTAAACGTAATCTGGAATATGATTATATTTTGTGTTCGCCTCCAGACTATAATGAAATAGGTTTTAATCCAAAGAAAAAAACATATGACCAGTTTTTGTTTACATGGATGCCTATGTTAAACCCTAAAGGTAATTTGGTTACTATTTGTATTAGTGATCGTAAGGCACATAGTACTGTATATACTAAACATATATCTTGTATCGATGTTATGGTAAAGTGTGGTTGGAAACTTAAAACAACTAAGATATGGCTAAAATCTCTTAAAATTAACACATTTAGATTAAATTTCATGTACATACTTACATTCCAAAGGAGTCCCCATAAGGTCAACATGACTAAAGAATATAAGGTAGATACCTTTCTTGATGAGTCACGTTACAATACAGAAGGTTATAGCTATGGTATGTCACAGAAAGTTTGCAACTTGGCATTACTAGAACATACAAATGAGGGCGACACTGTATACGATCCATTTATGGGCAGTGGTACTACTGCCTTAGCTGCCATCAAGACGAACAGGAAATATCTTGGTTCTGAAATTCTACAGGAATATGCAGATATTGCAGAAAACCGTATAAAGGTACTTGACTTTACAGCAAAAAAAGAGTAATATAGTTTTAAGATAAAAATTAACAGTGTAAAAGGGATAATAAGATGATTATAGGTTTAACAATTTTGGGTGCTATCGTAGCTGCAAATTTAGCAGTTGGTGTAATTGAGTTGGTATTTTAAATAAAAAAGAAACTTGACTTCGTAACACTTTTGTGTTAATATCTAAACATAGTCAGAGAGGTAAGTAGCTGACTTTAAATCCAAACTTATCAGGTTAATGTTTGATCAACGCATAATGCAATGACGGACACACCAAAACTAGAAAGGATTGCTCATGGCAATTAAGTACACTGTCGAGAACGGCACACAGTTCAACATACAAAAAATGGATTTATACACATTATATCAATTTGGTTCATTTGGTAAAGAAGGAGAGGAACCAGAGATCAATTCTGCTAAAGGATTTCTACAGAGACTTGCTCAAGCTTTAGAATGGAATCGTACTGATAGACGCCGTGCAAAAGCATATATGAGGTCATTAGTTAAAGGGTCTGGATTATTAGATGCTTTTGTTGTTGTGCCTTGCAATCTTATTCTAAATTCAGTAATGAATAACATGATTGGTGCTAGTGGTGAAGATTTGTTAGCATGGGAAGGTGTTAAGAAGTATATTGAAGAACGTATTAAAAAAGGTGCAAAGTTTTTCATCATAGATGGTCAGAACCGCTTGAATGAATCAATCGTTCCATTTTTTAACTCGAAAATGCCTTTTGATGCAGAAGCACTTGTGTTTGGTGGTGATGATGGATCTCGTGTTAACGTAGCAGGAAAGACATTTAAAGAATTACCTGAAGAAATACAGGAAATTATTAGGGGTATAAAAATCCCATTTGTTACTGCAACTGCTGGAGATATAGAACAGTTTAGTGCTGCTTTGATCTGGAAGAATGAAGGTATCGCATGGGATGAATGGCAGAAATGTCTCACTAACATGTGGTATACGAAGTTCCGCCGTCAGATTTCTTCGATTGCATCTAAGGATGATGGAGATGCATTTTCATGTAAAGCTTTAGATCGTATAAGTGGTGCAAAGTTTGCATATGATGTAAATGGTTATGATCTTGTTGTTGCACAGTTACTAGTATGGATGGAAACAGGCACACAACCTAAGAATGCTGAGGATTTTAATTCATTCTTTAATGGTTCGAAGACAGTCTCTTCTACACAGGTTGATTCTGTGAAGACGTATCTGAAGGAACTGGATTTGTCTTATGATAAGAAAGCTATCACTAATACAGAATTACGTAACTATGTAATGCTACGTTATGCTATCGATAATCCTAAGAAATTTCCTAAGATTGCAATTCCACAATGGAAGATTGAAAAGGGTGTAAATTTTTGTAGTGTGTTTAGCATCATTAATAATCAGTTGGTAAAAGACCCAACCGTATATGGTGAAACAAAATCATACACTATCTTCAAGTCGAAGGCTGGTCTGACCTCACGTTCAAAGAAGCCTGGTTCTTACTTGTATTTCAATTCAGAATCGAAGCCTGAATTCCTATTAAGTCGTTTGGAAATCTTAATCAATGTGTTGACAGAAGTTAACGGTAAGTTACCCACAACCGTTAAAAATACATTATTTGATCAGAATACAGTAGTGGTAATGGATAAGGGTAAGATGCCTACTCTAGGAGAAATCTGGGTAGATAATCCAACGGATACAAATGGAGACTTTGTTCCAGTTTCTACATTAAAGAGTGCTAACTTTGATCGTGGTCACAAGGTTGCCAAGTCTAAGGGTGGTTCTAACACTGATCTTTCAATTCAGAAAATCCGTGAAAACCGCCAGATGCAAGAAGATTATAAGGAAGTATAAATAAGAAAGTAACTAATAGATCAAGTCACGGGGTGCAATGCTCCGTGACTTGTATCATAAGGGTATATAATGGGTAAAAGATCTAACTTTGAACGTAAACCAAGAGACTTTTATCCAACGCCATTTGCAGCAGTAGTTCCTCTTATCGAACATCTATCTAATAATTTTACATTTACTGAACCATGTGCTGGTGATGGACAACTATGCAGACACTTAGAATATTTTGGTGGTACTTGTATATGGGCAAGTGATATTGAACCACAATTAGAAGGGGTACATCAAAATGACTATACTGAATTGGGTGAAAATGAAGTTTTCGAATCTGGATACATTATCACGAATCCACCTTGGGACAGGTCTTTGCTTCACCCT